CCAAGCCCAAGCCTTCTTCGAGGAAGCGATCTTGCTGTCAAAGATGATGTAAGAGATTCTCTTATCGCCAGACTTTGCAGCGAGTCGAATTTGATCAACCAAGTCAGGCATGACATCGGGCTTCCGACCTTTGCCGTTAAGGTCGCGGTCAACATCGATGGCACGAACCCATCCCTGTGCATCTGGATTATGATCAGACTTGCGAGCAGCGTGTCTCGTGTCACCGATCCAGCCGTCGGAAGTTCTATCTCGATCTGCGAATGCATCATCGATCTGCTCTCTAAGCTGGATTGCTGACTTGCTTAAGCGCGGCTTCACAGGTTGCACACTCCCATCGCTTGAGATCGTTCAATGTTAATTCTTTGTGATCGCATGGGATAGGTGCTATGAATGCATCATCAATCGGATCGTAGGTAAATCCGATGCCTGCATAGTTGTAGCGAATCTTGTGATTGTAGCTCGTGCGCTTGCATGTCTGTCCTCTAAAATTGCCATACCAAGTCTCAGGATCAAGTCCCTCAATTAGTTCTGTTTCATCAATTCCAACGATTACTTCTGTAACGATGTTGAAATCATCAAGAAATGCGTAGTGTGCCATTATGCCGCCCAACTTACGTTGCCAGTTCCAGCTGTAATTGTTGTGACTTTATTGCCACCGACTGTTGCTGTTGAACCTGTAAGGCCTGCACCGATTGTAATTGTAAAGGCGCTAGGGTATTGCAAAATTACAATGCCAGAACCGCCTGCGCCACCGTAGAGTGATGATGCATCGCCTACGTTTACAACTGTGCTATTAGCAGCACCGCCTCCCCCGCCACGATTAGCAGTTCCAGACTGTCCAGTCGTATTGACCGAATTACCTCCGCCGCCTGCGCCACCTGTACCGCCAGTTCCCTGACTTCCTGAAGCGAATGCCGTACCGCCGCCGCCGCCGCCTGCGTAAGTTACTGATGATCCAGTAATAGATACTGCAACGCCATCGCCGCCGTTACCGCCTGCGCCTGAGCCGCCGTTACCGCCTGCGTTGAGTGCACCACCACCGCCACCTGCCAAATAAATCACGGTGTTATTTATTCCGTTACCGCCGTCACGGCCTTGATTTGTAGTGCCAGCGCCGCCATTACTGTCTGGCGCACTTACGTTAGCTTTACCACCACCACCAGAACCTCCAGCACCACCAGCGGTTGTGCCTTCGTTTGAGATGCCTTTGCCACCGCCTGTTGATGTAATCGTGCTAAAAACTGAATTCGCTCCAGCAGTAGGCTGTGCGATTGTATTGTATCCAGCTGCTCCACCTGCGCCGACTGTAACTGTGTAATTGGTAGCCAAAGCAAAAGCTACAGCACTTTCCAACGATCCACCGCCGCCTGTCGCTGTAACAGTTGATCTTAAACCGCCTGCACCACCACCGCCATAAAGGCCAGAACCTCCACCGCCACCTGCTACAACCAAATAATTGACAGATTGTACAGGCGCGGCCGTTGTGCCAGATAAAAACCCAGAGATGTTATTGAGCATTACGCTATTGCTCCGACGACATACCAAGTATCTGTGCCAGTCTTGATGCAAGCTGCTGACTTATATTGTGCAAGTGTAGGTTGTGCAGCTGTTGCTCCAGCCGACAGGACTGTAGTTGTGCCAGATGTAACTGCCTTTATTGTGCAGACTCCTACGCCGATGTTGAGCACTGTTAGGACTGTGCCTATCGGGAATGCTACTGATGCATTGGTGGGGATGTTAAATGAAATGGCTGTAGCCTTGTTCATGAGCTCGCAGACCTGATAAGCATCGGCAATGACTGCCGTGTAATCGACTGTATTAGCCGCGCCGATGGTAAAGGCTACTAGGCCGTTATAGTCTGCGGCTGTAAAGATGTCGCCTGTTGTCGCTGGAAAGCCTTCTGCCATGATTTTCTCCTAGTATCCCATTATGGATTGTCCGATTATACCGTAAGTCGATGATCCGATGATGAATCCCTCAACTATAGGCTCAAGTGTTGTCACTGTGCATTTCATAGAGTTAGGTGTTATATCCCATGCCAAGCCTTGCGCCTGCAAGGTTTTAACGATCGTCGAGCCATCTGGCTGGACGTTAGTGATCTCAAGATTGTCAAAATAATCTAAGCCGATCATTGTGTCAGTTGGCACGTCTGGATCTAATAGATCGACAGTCATGGCATCGATGCGAATGGTTGTCTCTTTACGGGTTGCAACGTATATCTTAGCGATGTCTGTAACCTGCGCGTCTGTCTGTGCTACTAGATTTTCGACGTTCATGCCATGAGGGAAATACTTAGCAATCGAGGTTGCATCACTTGATGAGACAGTAGTGCCGCCTACTCTGGTCATGGTTGCGCTATTGATGATGAGCTTGTCATCAAAGGCGAACTTCAAGTCTGAGTAAGGAATGCCTGTCGTCTGATTGAACTGGATAGGGGCAACGCCTAGAGATCCCACTACATCGGATCTATCCTTAAACTCTGCTGTGCCATCTGTACGGATAAAGAATGCGCCTTGCTCAGTAAACTCTGCCACCTGTAGGGCTGAAAGGGTTGAACGAGTAGTAGCTGGATCGGCTTGGCAAGTGGTTGATCCTGTATCAATAATTCGCATGCTACTAGGGAAATCAACTTCATCGAGGATCTTGCCGACACGAGTTCCGGTGGTCTGACCAGCGCCTGAGTCTGCAATAGTTGATACGTTAGCCATCGCGAATAAGCGGAATGCATCTGAGCAGACGATATCAACGTATCCAATCTCCTGCCCTTGCGGATAGGTGTATCGATAGTCTTGAACGTAGCCAGAGAATAAGAAGGATTGTGTGGTTGCAGTAGTAGCGGCAATGCGGATCTTACGAAGTGGAGTGAGATAGCCAAAGTAGGGACTGGACGCATTCTGAGGGTTAAAATAAGAATTAGGATCTAGCACTCGAACTGTACAACTGCCAGCCTCATAGGTATCGCGCATGATATTGCGGCCACGTCTGATTGTAATCTGTCGAGTGACATCGCTAAGATCGATGACGGGCTCTGGCACTTCACTTGAGGCGAATTGATTAACTCCGATGACGCCGTATTTAGCATCTCCAATAGTGAACGGATAACCGAACGTAGCACCTTGGCTAAAGTCGAAGGATACCGAGATGGTTGCTGGAAGGGTCATTCTGCTACTGGTGCGAATCGTCCGCGGCGATTGACTGAGTTAAATGATCCTGAAAGTGATTGATTGATAGATGAATCGCGCACTGCATTGCCGACCATGTCTCCATCAAGATAAACCTGTACGTTGATCAGTTTCTGCTCTGCGGCTTGGCCAGCGTTAACGGCAGCTGCTAATTCCATCTGAGCATCTGAGAAGGTAGAGGATATAGGGACAGGGGTCGTGCCCAAGGCTGAGACTGTGACGCCTAGAGAAGCTGCTGTCCAAGCCAGAACATCATCTGGGATCTTCCAATTCTCGTAAGGATTAGGAGCCTTAGGAGTAGCAAGTAGGGCAGCGTTAAGAAGAGCGTTGCGTTTAGTAGCAGCATCTAGTTGGTCTGCTAATTGAGTTGCTAAAGTTGCATTACCTTCAAGAAGCGCTTTCTGCAATAGCAAAGAGATGCGATCGGTTTCGCTGATCTTTCCCTTGAGTGCTGCCTCAATACCGATAGCGTCTATATTGAGAGTCTTTGAGGCTTTGTCGAGTGCAGCCTTCTTCTTGGCTTCTGCCAGAGTCTTTGTCTGCGCTGCTGCCAACTCTTTGGCACGCTTGAGTGCGTCTGCTTCTGCCTTCTTGCGGGCTGCATCATTCGCTGGAGTGGTATAAATGCCAATAGGCATAGATCCGAGATAGCCCATCTTGATGCCCTCGAATGACTCTCTAAACATCTTTTCTTGAATGTCAATAATCTTAACTACTTCGTTCTCATAATTATCGAACGGGTTTAGAGATGCAAGAATGGCTTGGTCAGATGTTAGGTAATAAAGTTTCTTAAATCCGAACACGGCTGTTGCAACCATGCTGGCGATCTTTGTCGCTAGGCCTTCGATCTTGGCAACGAACTCCTGAGGATCTCCAGCTGCGAAGGCTGCCACTAGAGACTCGACTAGAGCCCCACCGATCTTCTCTGAGGCTTCTCCAACGGCTGTGTTAATTAGCTCGAACTTACCAGCGTATGTGTCAAGATAGGCTGCATTAGATCCTTTGAATGTAGCAGCGAACTTAGACTGTACATCTGCAAAACTCATAGTCTTAAGCTCAGCCTGAGATAGTCCTAGAGCATACTTGCGGAGTCCCTTAGTGTTTCCAACGTAAGCCATTGAAAGATCATTAACTACAGTCTCGTAGTCCTCGCCAGAGCCGCGTGAAATGTCTAGGGCTTGATTAAGCAATTCTTGAGACTTAGTAACCGATCCAGTTGTCTGCAATAGTTTCTGCATTGCCGGACGCAATTGATCATCTGTAACGCCAGACATGGCAGAAAGCTCACTGATAAAACTTTCGATGCGAACTGACTCAAATCCTAAGCCTAGATTTTTAACCGACATGGCTAGACGGCTGGCTGCCTTCTCGTCTTCCATAAATGCTTTAGCGGCTTGTTTACCAAACTTAACTACGGCGGCAGCTGATAGACCAATCCCTAGTGCGCCTGCTAGTTTCTTAAAAGACTTAGAAAGTTTCTTGACATCCTTGTCGGTGTCGCCAAGGGCTTTCTTGCCTTTGTTTTCGACAATTATGGGGATTCTTAATTCAGCCATTAGTTGCCACTTCCGTTAAACTTAGCGGCGGCCTTTTCAAGCGCCTTGATAACTCCAGCCTTAGCCTTGCCTTCATCTTCTTTGTACGCCTTAAACATTGCACGTCCAGACATCTTGCCAGAGCCTGTTAAGTTGCCCTGCAATCGTGGTGTGAAGCGACCAGACATTCCAGACTTACGGCCAGCCGTCTCGAAGATCGCGCCTGCCGCTGTCTTATTGTGGATCGATACAGTTGCAGACCATCCCTCGCGGTTAGGCTTAGTCGGTGTCAGTTTATAACCTACGCCTCGACGTGCCTCGGTTGCATCGTACATCGGAAAAGTTGCAGTCTTAACTTCATGCTTAACGAATCCAGATGGCATTGCGCTGTTAGATGGCATGAAGCCTCTGGCTTTTTTCACCAGTGGCTTTAAGAATCCAACCATCTCATCGCGTGTTGCTTTGTCTAGATCAGGAGAAAACTTCTTTAGGGCTTTGCGGAGCTCGTTAGCGCCTTTTAGCTCTGTAGGCATCGCTCTGCTCCTTTGCTCTATCTTTCAACGCTTTCAGTAACATCTGGAGCATTGTCGAATCTAAATCAATTAAGTCTTGTGGAGGGATAGCCGTCTCAATGCTCAAGCGAGCGATGAGATAGTGGATGCTATCCCTGCCTAGGCCAAAGGGTCAGACTCTGCAACCTC